AAAATATAATTGCTCAATAACAAAAGAAGAATTATTAAAAACATATTATGGCACAAATTAAAATAAAATTTAATCCTCCAATAGTAAATGCGCCTGATCCTCAAGGTAGATTATTTAAAAATTTACCTCATATTGAATGGAAACGTCGATTACACGAAAAAATTGAAGGGGCAAAAACATATGTTCATTTACCTTCAATATATGAATTATCACTTCATCATAATAAAACCATTGAAAAACAAATAGAAACAAATGTAAAATATAATAAAATGTTTACTGAAGAAGAGAATAAAGGATTTAAAGTATGATAAAAGATAAAATTACAGTAATTTTAAATGGTTATAAACGAGGAAATGCATTAAATGAACAATATGATGCTTTACAAAAACAAACCGTAAAAGCCGATGAAATTTATTTGTGGTATAATAATCCAGACGGAGGAGATGTAAATTATGATATAATGGAAAAAATTCCGACAGCATTTTCAAATCTTAATATGGGTGTATGGGCAAGATTCGCATATGCATTAAATGCAAAAACAGAATATGTTTGTATATTTGACGATGATATGATTCCAGGATCAAAATGGTTAGAAAACTGTAAACACACAATTAAAAAAGTAAATGGATTACTGGGTGGTGTAGGTCTTTTATATATGAAACCGAATCCGCCACAATATTCTTCTTATTATGAACCATATACTAGATTTGGATGGATACCAAATGGTCATAATGATAATCCTATTAAAGTAGATTTAGTAGGACATTCATGGTTCTTTAAAAGAGAATGGTTGTCTTATTATTGGAGAGAATTACCTGATCCTAAATATTTTACATGTGGTGAAGATATGCATTTTAGCTATATGTTACAAAAATATGCAAATCTAAATACATATGTTGCTCCACATCCACATAATGATTCTGAAATGTGGTGTAATATAAAAGGTTCAGTACATGCTACAGATAAAAATTCAATGTGGGAAACAAATCAATCTTCTCCACAAGGAGTTCCTTTTAAACAATTAATGAATGATGCATTTATTGAACAAAGAAAAAAAGGATGGAAATTAATAAACGAATAATATGTTACTTATTTCTTATGGAACTAGACCTGAATGGTTAAAGATAAAACCTATTATTGATGAATTTAAAAATAGAAATTTATCAAATTATAAAATTTTATATACAGGTCAGCACGCCGACCTTGTGGAAAAAAATTATGACATTATAACCACAATCAATGATGGAAAAAATAGACTTGATAGTATAGTTTCATCACTATTAAATAAAGAAGAATTATTTGAATCTATAACTCATGTAATGGTTCAAGGAGATACATGTTCCGCATTTTCAATTGCACTAGCAGCGTTTCATCGAAATATAAAAGTTATACATTTAGAAGCAGGTTTAAGAACATACGATTCTCAAAATCCTTATCCAGAAGAATTTTATAGACAATCAATCGGTAATCTTGCAGACTTACATTTATCACCAACCAATTTAAATAAAGAGAATTTACTAAAAGAAGGAAAGACGAATATATATGTGGTCGGAAATACATCAATTGATAACCTCAAAAATTATAAAAATTCATCATATACAAAAAATGTATTAATCACACTACACCGTAGAGAAAATCATGGAATGTTAAAGGATTGGTATGAAGAAATATCAAGATGTGCAAACATCTTAAAAGATTGGAAATTCACTGTCATTTCACATCCCAATCCAAATGTTCAGAATAATTTGAAGTATTTAAAAGATGTAGATATAATTCCACCTATAAAACATGACGATATGTTAAAAAGAATTTCTTCTTGTGGATTTTTAATATCTGATAGTGGTGGATTACAGGAAGAAGCTTCTTATTTTAAAAAGAAAATAATTGTGTGCAGAAAAGTTACTGAAAGACAAGAGACATTAGAAAATACTTCATTTTTATGCAAACATCCAAATGAATTATATAATATGACAATGAATATTTCAAAAAATTATCAAGTTCAAGACTTCAATTGTCCATATGGTGATGGTGATTGTGCAAAAAAAGTAACAGATATATTAATATCAACGGGAATTTTATGAAAAAAACATTTAAAGAAGATTTATTATTATTAAAAGAAAAATTATTGAATAAAGAACCATTTGCATTCAACAGATTTTCAGACGGAGAAATGTTTATATTAAAAAATCAAGAACTTATTCTCGGAGAAGGTATAATAAAAATGGGAGATGTAATTACAGGAGGACCGTATCAAAAAGAAGATCATAAACATTTTGACCCAAAAAAACATCAATTTTTTAGAGAAAGTTTGACTCAAGCATTTCGATTTTCTAAAAAGAATTATTTTAAAGGAATATGTTGTAAATGTTGTGCATCAGCAGAAGATTATAAATGGCAATTAGAATATATGCAAAATGGAAACGACGAATATCTTACCTGGGCAAATTTATGGGTAAATTCAAATTATCCTACATTTTTATCTGATATATTTCCTTGTTTTTTCAATTATAATACGGTAATATTGTGTAATGAAAAGGCAAATCTAAAAAGATTTCCTTTTATAGTAAAAGATTTCAGAGTTGGGTCTAATGCAATGATTAACAATTATAACATAATTGATGAAATGAAAAACTGGATTGAGAAGAATAATATCAAAAACCATTTATTTTTATTTTCAGCATCATCATTGAGTAAAGTCGCAATACATAAATTATACGAATTTAATGACCAAAATACTTATGTTGATATAGGCACAACATTAAATTTATCAATGGATTTGAGATTAGATAGAGGATATTTGCAAGGATATTGGTTAGGACATTCACACCCGGATATTAAACTTGAATGTATATGGTAAAAAATTTAAAATTAGTAGAATGTGAAGAAAAGTATTGGGAATTTATCCGTTTACTTAGAATAGATCCACAAAATCTCTCTGGATTTGTTCAAACGTCCGATATAACTCCACAACAACAAAAACAATACATGACAAAATATAATAAAAATTATATGATATGTTTATGGAATGATATTCCTGTTGGATTTATTGGAGAAATAAACGGAGATATAAGAGTATGCACCGACAATTTATACAAACAAAAAGGTATAGGAAAGTTTATGGTGTTGGAATTTATCAAGAAATACCCAAATATATTCGCAAAAATAAAAATCGATAACACATCAAGTCTTAAACTTTTCGAATCATGTGGATTCAAAAAAAAGTATTACATTTTAGAACCTAATATTATATGAAAGAATTTAAAGCATTAAATGATGATAATTGGAAGCAATTTATAATGAATGAAGTATCTTACATTCTGTCAAATGAATGTTATGGCGGAATTTGTATAGATGCTGGGTGTAACATTGGAGATTTTCCTATGAATCATAGAAATCGTTTTGATAAATATGTATGTTTTGATATATACGATGACAATATACAAAAATGTATAGAAAATACTATCAATATAGGTGTACCCGTCGAAGTAAAAAAATTAGCAGTGTGGTCGGAATCAAATAAAAAAATAGATGTATTTGCATATAAAATGCATGACAAAGAAGATTTAAACGTTTTTGGAAATAGTGGAAGTATAGGATGTATAGAATATAATGGCCCTCATGGAGAAGGATGGCACAAAGAAAATAAAATCGGAGAAGTATATACTATTTCAATAGAAGATATATGCAAACAATACGGAAAAATAAATTTATTAAAAATTGACGTTGAAGGATCAGAATACGAATTCTTAATGAATAAAGATTTATCAAAAATTAATTATATTGTTGGAGAATTTCATTTTTCGTCGGAAAAAATAGAAGCTCTAATAAATTGGATTAGAAATACTCACCATCAAATAAGAGGCGGATTTAAACTAAAATAATAAAAATATGCCATCAAATCTAAATACTCACAATCCCTTCAAAATCGTAAAGATGTTTGAAGAAGAAATTGCAAATTATACAGGAGCACCATATGCAGTGTCAGTTGACAGTTGTACAAATGCATTGTTTTTATGTTGCAAATATCTAAATGTAAAAGAAGTTACAATTCCAAGTAAAACTTATCTTTCAGTACCCATGTCTATCGTTCACGCAGGAGGAGAAGTTATATTTGACAAAAGAGGTGAAACAAATCATTGGAGCGGATTGTATCAATTAAAACCATATCCAATTTGGGATAGTGCAAAACGATTAACAAGTAAAATGTATATACCAGGCCAATTCATGTGTCTGTCATTCCATATTAAAAAATCATTGGGAATAGGAAAAGGAGGAATGATTTTAACAGACAATGAAGACGCGGTAAAATGGTTTAAACGTGCCAGATATGAAGGAAGGTCTGAGAAGTTCTATAAAGAAGATGATATTGAATTCTGTGGATGGAACATGTATATGTTTCCTCTATTGGCAGCTAGAGGATTAGAACTTATGCAAAATTATCCAGAACACGTAACTGATACTCCAGAAATAAATGGATATAGAGATTTGACAGAATTTAGTGCATTTAAGAAATGTAAAATTATAGAATGAAACATGGAAAATATAGATATATTATATATATGCGGCCCCATAGGTTATGAAAAATCCGTGAGTGGAAATTATTATATATATAAAATATTATGTGACCATTTAAAAAAATATAATAACAAATGTATATCTATATGGGATTATCCATATCATAGTTATTGTAATCCTTCACATTTTATAAAATATTGTCATTGGGATAGATTGAAATCATTGTCAAAAGAAAAATTAATAGAATTGTTGCCTAACCATAAAATTTTATTTCTATGTGGAGATGAATTTACTGAAGACCAATTGTTATTCATAAAAAACCATTATAATTGTAAAATTTTTATAATGGCAATGACATCGTGGGTATTTGGAAACCGTTCAGAGAGTTATCCCGAGATAGAAGGCAGTTTATTATCCGATATTGCAAAACAGAGGTCTATAAAATATGAACAAGCAAATATTGATATAATAAATGCGTCATCATATTCATCTAATATTCAATCAATTAGTTTTTTTAAAAATTTAAAAAATCATATAATTCCATTAATTACAACGGAAAATATGCAAAAATATGATAAAGAAAAAAACATAAATCGTGAGTTTAAAACTATTTTGTGGGGAACTACTCAACCAGAGTGTTTTAGAAAAGGAAAACATAAACTCGAAAATATATTAAATATATTATACAAAAAATATAATAAAACAAATATAAAAATAAATAATGTAGGACCAATTACTAACATAAACTCCCCATATGAAGTAATTAGTCATGGAATTTTAGATAAAAAAGAAATGGCAAATATGTATCATCAATCAGATGTATTTGCATTGACAACTCTCGCGGATTCGGGACCAATGATGGCAACAGAATGTGTGTACAATGAGACGCCGTTAGTATCGTATAATACAAATATTGCACTTGATATTACAAATAATGGCATTAATGGATATACAGTAAATACAGATGAAAAATTTGCAGATAAACTTTATGAGATATTATTTGAACAAAAATATAAAATGTCAATTGAATACTTGTTTAATTTTTCATCTACTGAAAAAATATTAGAAAAATACGAATCTATTTTTGACAAATATATACAATAACATATGATAACATTTCTAAATTTAGGATTAAACGGAAGATTAGGAAATCAGCTATTTCAATATGCTGCACTAAAATCATTATCAATTAAAAAAAATTATACTATTAAACTGCCAAATATAGAAAATCTTGTTTGGCACAATCAAAAATGTTTATTAAACCAATTAAATATAAAAGAAGAAGTTATTACTGATGTTGATATATCACAGTTACAATTCGAATTTGAAGAAACGTCTTTTGACACTAACTTTTTTGAATTGCCTGACAACATTTCTTTAAATGGGTATTTTCAGAACATTAATTATTTTATCGATAATATATCACTATTTAAAAATTTATATAAAAGCAACGATAATATCGTAAATCAAGCTGTTTCAAAATTTCAAGAATATTCGAAACAAAGAAAACATAATAATATAATAGGAATACACATAAGATTAGGAGATAATATTACGGTATACCCAGCAAAAAGTATTTATGAAAAAATAATGATGGGTGATCCTTATATTACATATTTAAAATCTGCAATTGAATTTTTTGGAAAAGATAATGATTATTTAATATTTTGCGGTGGAACTAGAGATTCAAAAACAGGTCAAGATAGTAATGATATAAAATTATGTAAAGAAATACTCAAGAATTTTGATTGTAATTTTATATATTCCGTTGGAAACGACACTTTAATAGACTTTGAATTAATGAAAATGTGCAATCATAATGTTTTGTCTCCAATAAGTTCATTTAGTTTGTGGATTGGATATCTGTCCGATAATAAAAAAATTGTTGTACCAAAAAGTTATTTTATGAATGCCGAAAATCACATTGATATGAATTCGATATATCTTAAAGATTGGAATAGATTATGAAAATGATTAATTTGGGAGGATATGGAGGGTGTTCACTAACTCAAGTTTTGAGAAAATTTCGTTTCAATACGGAGGCATTCCCATTTGACTGGAATATCGCCAATCAACAATTCGTAACAAAATGTATAAATTCATCAGGAAGTTATTTTTTTAACTTTGACGACAATAAATATTTATTTGATACAAATATTTTATTGTCGCCTAATAATGATGCTTTTTGTATACACGATTTTGTAAATTGGGAGGCGCAAAAAAATGAAGTAAAATTGAAATATATACGTAGATTAAATAGACTTATAAATTATATACATTCCGATGAAGATATATTATTTTGCCGACATATGTTGGATATTAATCCCTATAATGATTATCACAAATCCAGTTGGAGTAGAATTCCTTTTGTTATAAATTATGATGATATCAATTGTTGGAAAGATTTTTTGAACGGATTAAATAGAAAGGCTACAACAAAACTTGTACTAATAACAAACAATCCTACATTAGAATCAAATCATCCAGATATATTAATTTGTAAACAAATAGATAATTATACAAATTGGGACAATACAGTTTTTAACTTTATCAACAATTTAATTGAATACTAAATATGAAAAATATATCTATAATCGGAGTAGGAAAACTAGGTTTATGCCTATCTCTCAATTTAGAAGCAATCGGATACAATATAATCGGAATCGATGCATCAAATGATTATATAAATTCTCTAAAAGAAAAAACTTTAATTACAAATGAACCATATGTAACCGAATTATTAAAAAATTCAAAAAACATAAAATTTACAATCGATTTAAAACAATCATTAAACAATGATATAATTTTTATTGTAGTCAATACTCCATCAACGCCTGATTGGAAATATGACCATAAAAACATCGATGACGTTATAGAACAGTTGATTTCATTTGGAAAACAATCAATCAGAAAAGACATAATTATTAATTGTACTACATTCCCAGGTTATTGTGAATCTTTGAATAAAAAATTAAACAGTTATAATTATTATGTTTCATATAATCCCGAGTTTATTGCCCAAGGATCTATTATAAAAGACCAATTATATTGTGATTCTGTATTGATTGGTCAGTATGATGAATATATAGGAAATATAATTGAATCTATCTACAAAGACATGTGTAAGTCAAATCCGACAATTAACCGAATGACTCTGACAGAAGCCGAATTAGTGAAATTATCAGTTAATTGTTTTCTGACTACAAAGATTTCTTTTGCGAATATGATAGGTGATATATCAAAAAAGATAAATTGCAATCCGACAATTGTTCTAAATGCAATTGGTGCAGATTCTAGAATTGGAAATAAATATTTAAAACACGGGTTTGGCTTTGGAGGACCATGTTTTCCGAGAGATAATAGAGCATTAGCAAAATGTGCCGAAGAAGTAGGAATAAATGCTATTATTTCAAAATCGACGGATGAAATGAATTCTCTACATTTAGATTATCAAATTGAAGATTTTATAAAATCAAATCCAAATAAAAATATTCCAATCGAAATAGATTCTATTACTTATAAAGTAAACAGTGATATAATCGAAGAATCTCAACAATTAAAATTTGCAATTAGATTGTCCGACATAGGATATTCTGTTATAATAAAAGAGATTGACACTGTTATTAAAAAATTAAAATCGAGTTATGGAAACAAATTTACATATATTATCAGATAAGATTATAAAATGGATTTCAAATTATTGTAAAAATAATAAAATAAAATCATTAGTTGTAGGCGTAAGCGGAGGTGTCGATAGTGGATTAGTTAGCACATTATGTGCAAAAACTAATTTGCCAACATATGTTATAAGTATGCCTTTACATCAAGAGTTTTCTCAACTAGAAAGATCCAGAAATCATTGTAAATGGTTGACTGATAATTTTAAAAATGTGACGTTTATAGAAAAAGACCTCACCCAAACATTTGAAACATTTAAATCGTTATTTATAGATGACTATAATAGTAAATTAGCATCTGCAAATAGTAAATCTAGATTGAGAATGATAACACTTTATCAAATCGCAGGTTCTACAAACGGAATAGTAGTTGGAACAGGAAATAAAATTGAAGATTTTGGAGTTGGGTTTTTTACAAAATATGGCGACGGCGGTGTTGATATTAGCCCCATATCCGATTTAACCAAAACAGAAGTTAGGTTAATGTCTAAAACATTAAATATTCCCGATTTTATAGTCAATGCTATTCCTACAGATGGTCTGTGGGATGATAATAGAAACGATGAAAGTCAAATAGGAGCATCATATGAAGAATTAGAATGGGCAATGGAATATAAAGGCGATATGGAAACACTTACAAATCGTCAACGTGCGGTATATAATATATATCATAAATTAAATACTCAAAATCAACATAAAATGATACCCATTCCTCAATTTAAAAAAGAAAGTATATAATATGAATAAAAAAATAGCAATTGTTTTAGGAGCAGGTGGATTTATAGGTGGTCATTTAGTTAAACGATTAAAAGAAGAAGGTTACTGGGTTCGTGGTGTTGATATTAAAAATAATGAATATCAAAACTATGCCGATGATTTTGTTCTCGGAGACCTAACTGACTCAAATGTAGTTGAATGTGTAATTCCTGAGAATGCTGATGAAGTATATCAACTCGCTGCAGATATGGGTGGGGCATTATATATTTTTACAGGTCAAAATGATGCAAATGTAATGCATAATTCTGTATTAATTAATTTGAATGTGGTCCACGAATGCGTAAAAAAGAAAGTCAAAAAAGTGTTTTATTCTTCAAGTGCATGCGCATATCCAGAATATAATCAAATGGATCCAAATAATCCAAAGTGTGCAGAGAAGGATGCATATCCCGCCGAACCAGATAGCGAATATGGTTGGGAAAAATTGTTTAGTGAACGTCTATATTTAGCATATAATAGAAATCATAAATTGGATGTTAGAATTGCAAGATTTCACAATATATTCGGTCCATGTGGAACATATAAAGGAGGAAAGGAAAAGGCACCAGCTGCAATGTGTAGAAAAGCAATCGAAACACAAAACGACGGAGAATTAGAAGTGTGGGGAGATGGAAAACAAACTCGTTCTTTTCTTTATATAGATGAATGTATTGAATCAGTTTTAAGATTTATGAGACAAGATTCATTTTTAGGACCTGTAAATATAGGTTCCGAAGAAATGGTAACAATTAATGAATTAGCAAAAATAGCAATCAATTTAACCGGCAAAAAGATAAATATCAAAAATCTAGCCGGAGAAGAATTTAAACAAAAATATGGGTTTAAATGTCCTACCGGCGTAAGAGGTAGAAATTCAGATAATAAATTATATCATGAAAAAATGGGATGGGAACCTTCACAACCTCTTAAAATAGGAATCGAAAAAACATTTAATTGGATTAATCAACAATTGACAAATTCTTGATAATCCGTACAATATTAATTATGGATAAATTAGAACAGATTCTATCGTTGGTTTCCGATTATATAGAAGAAAAACATTCATCAAAAAAATGGGAAAAAGGCAAAGATTGGGTACAATATGCGGGACCACATTTTTCTGAAAAAGAGTATGTTGCGGCTATTAAATCATTGTTAAATGAGTGGTTGGTACTGGGTCAAGACGTAATAACATTTGAAAATAAGTTTTCTGTATTGTTAGGGAAAGAATATGGTATATTAACAAACAGCGGCAGTAGTTCCAATCTTATAATGATGTCCGCAATGACTTCTAAAAGATTATATAATTTTAAAAAAGGAACCAAAGTAATTACTCCTATTGCGGGGTTTCCTACTACGTTAAACCCAATTTTACAAGTAGGATTCGAACCGATTTTTGTTGATATCGATTTAGATACACTCAACCTTAATTTAGACCAAGTTGAAGAACAGGCAAAAAAAGGTGTAAAAATAATTACATTTGCTCATGTATTGGGAAATCCTCCTAATATGAACCGTTTAATGCATATAGTTAAACAATACAATCTAATATTATTAGAAGATTGTTGTGACGCTCTTGGTTCAACTTACGACAATAAACCATTGGGAAGTTTCGGAGAATTAACAAGTTGTAGTTTCTATCCAGCACATCATATGACAATGGGCGAGGGTGGATTTATTGCATGCAATACAAAGATACAAGAAATAGTTACACGCAGTTTTCGTGAGTGGGGTCGTGGATGTTACTGTATAGGTAAAAAAGCAAATTTGTTAAAGAACGGAAGTTGTGGAAATAGGTTCTCAAATTGGTTGCCAGAATTACCAAATGAAATATTTGACCATAAATATGTATATGATGAAATTGGATATAATTTAAAACCAATTGAATTACAAGCTTCCATCGGACTTGAACAGATCAAAAAACTGCCAGAGATTCATCGCAAAAGAAAAGAAAATCATTCAAGATTGGTTAATATATTTTCTAAATATGAAGAATATTTTTATATTCCAAAAGCAACCATGAATTCAGACCCAAGTTGGTTTGCATTTGCATTAACAATTAAAGATAATTCAAAATTTAAAAGAAAAGATATAGTTGATTATTTAGAATCGAACAAAATTCAAACTCGGCCATATTTTGCGGGAAATATAATGTTACAACCTGCTTATGACGGATTGATTAATAAAAATGATGTTATTAATAAATATCCAAATGCTAGAAAAATTACAACTGACACTTTCTTTTTAGGCACTAGTCCTGTAATAACACATGAACAATTGGACTATGTGGAAAATACAGTTGAAAACTTTTTTAAAAATATATGAGAGTTGCATTTTTGACCGAAATGAATTTTTCTGGAAAAATACCAGAGATGCACAAAAACATGCGAACTGAATTCGCATGGATGTATGCTCTTAATGCCGATCATTTTTATATAGAAAATTGGTCAAATGTTAGCGGTTATGATTACATAATGATAATATTTCCAAAAGGAGAAGTATTTCTAAACGCAGTAGGATCAAAATTGAAAGACGATATCAATTCTAAATCATTATTATTATCTTCTTCAATAATTTTAGATTTAAAGTCAAAAAATAAGTTTGTATGTTCTATACAAGAGGGACCTACATGGTTATGTAATGATTTAGAATTAGTAGACCAATTTAACTTTTACAATAGACTTGTAGAATGTGATATATTATTCGCACATAATACATATGATACATTATGGTATAAAGGATTATTTCCAGGTAAACGAGTTGAAGTAATGCCTACATTAATGATTGAAAATTTAGTAAATAATATTATTCCAACAAAAAATAATAAAGTTATATTAGGTGGAAATTTTAGTAGATGGTACGGCGGATTTCAAAGTTTTATTATTGCCGAAGAATTTCAATGTGAAAAATATGTTCAAACTTCTCATTCAAGTAGAACCGGAGAAGACGATATACCGGGACTATCAGTATTGCCGAGGTTGTTTTGGTACGATTGGATGGTAAATTTATCAACTTTTAAATATGCAGTGCATATGATGCCTACTGTTGCAGCGGGAACATTTTCTTTAAACTGTGCATATTTTGGAATACCATGTATAGGAAATAAAAAAGTGGATACTCAAATAGAGTGTTTTCCAGAATTGTCATTTGATTCAGAAGATGTAGAGGGCGCTAGATACGCAGCAAAAAAATTATATGAAGATGAAAATTTTTACATAAAATGTAGCGAATTCTCAAAAAACGTGTATAAAGATAAATTTACATTAAAGGATTTTAAAAATAAATTGAATAAAATTCTAACAAATATTTAAAAGAAAATAATTTATGAAAAAAATAGTATATGTTACAGGTTGTTTAGGGTTTATAGGTTCTTATGTTACAAGAGAATGTCTAAACAAAGGATGGTATGTAAAAGGAATCGATAAAATTACATATGCCGCACAACCAAATTTACTTGATGAATTTAATAAATATAAAAATTTCAGTTTTGAACAAAAAGACATTTGCGATTTAGATAGATTAATTGATTGTGATTATTTTATTAATACCGCAGCGGAATCGCATGTAGACAACTCTATTAGAAATAGTCAGGAATTTTTACATTCAAATGTAAATGGAGTATATAATATTTTAGAATTAATAAAATTATATAGCAAAAAAGAAAGTGGAACATGTCCTATTTTCTTACATTTCAGTACAGATGAAGTATACGGCGATGTCACTGAAGGAGAACATATAGAAACAGACATATTAAAACCAAGCAATCCTTATTCCGCAACAAAAGCTGCGGCAGACCAATTGATATTGGCATGGGCAAGAACATATAATATTCCATATATCATATTTAGACCTACAAACAATTATGGTATTGGTCAATATGTTGAGAAATTAATCCCAAAAACATGTAAATTTTTAAATATTAATAGAAAAATTGCTCTACATAATAATGGAACTCCTGTGAGAAATTGGTTACATGCGAACGATACTGCAACAGGTGTGATAACAATTATAGAATCAGGTATTAAAAATGAAATATTTAATATTGCAGGTGGATTTGAACAATCTAATATTGTAACCGTAGAAAAAATAATTGAAAAATATTTGGGACATTTACCAATTGATTATAAAGAAAAATATATAGATTTTTCTTTATCAAGGCCAGGTCAAGATGTAAGATATGCTCTTAATGATAATAAATTAAGAAGTTTAGGTTGGAAGCCAGAAAAAAATTTTGATATTGAAATTAAAAATATAGTCAATTACTATAAAGAAAACTTTATTTGGTAATATATGATTATTTTTATTGATATAGATGGAACAATATGTAATACTCCTGATGTTTCGGATTATTCTGTGAGTCATCCCATTAAAGAAAATATTAAAATAGCCAACAATCTATATAATGAGGGACATACAATTATTTATTGGACTGCTAGAGGAACTGTAACGAAAAAGGACTGGCGAGAAGTCACGGAAAAACAACTAAAAAAGTGGAAAGTCAAATATCATGAATTAAGGATGGGAAAACCATACTATGATTTATTTATAGATGACAAAAATATAAATGCCAAAGATTTTAATAAATTACCAATATGAATAACCAAATTTTTCAGAACTTATTTGTTTTAGAATTAGCAAATAATCACTGGGGATCTTTAGATAGAGGTAAAAAAATTGTACGAGAATTTGCTAAAGTTGTAAAATCTAATAAAATTAAAGCATCAATCAAACTTCAATTTAGAGACGTTGACAGTTTTATACATAAAGATTTTAAAAATGAAAATAGTAGATATATACAAAAAACTAAAAAAACTAAACTTACGTTTTTAGAATTTTCTGAATTGGCTGATTATGTTAAAAAACAAGGTTGTATTCCGATGGCAACCCCATTTGACGAGACATCTGTAGATTGGTGCGTCGAATTAAATTTACCTATAATAAAAATAGCAAGTTCAGATATAAACGATTGGATATTAATTAATAAAATAGGAAATACAAAAAAACCTGTGATTATATCTACAGGCGGCGCGAATGATAAACAAATAGATGATGTAATTAAATTTTTTACAAATAGAAATATACCGATTGCAATAAATCATTGCGTTTCAAAATATCCAAGTTTAGATGAAGAACTTGAGCTAAATCAAATAGATTATTTAAAAAATAAATATCCAAATTTAACAATCGGATTATCTACTCACGAATATCACGATTGGCATTCTTCAATGTTGATTTCTTATGCCAAAGGCACTAGAACATGGGAAAGACATATAGATATTCCTTATCCTAAAAATCATGAACAAAAAGAAGTTTCTTCTTATTGCTCATTACCACATCAAATTGATGAATGGTTTAAAGCACATAACAAAGCAGTAATTATGTGTGGAACATCATCGGATGTTCGCAGAATAATTGATGAAAAAGAATCTTATTATTTAGAATCATTATACAGAGGTCTTTATCTGAAAAGAGATATGAAGATGGACGATATAATTACTATTGATGATTTGTATAGTGCAATCCCTTATCAAAAAGAAATAGGACAAATATCATCAAGAGATTTTATAGAAAAGGATTGTATTTTGAATTGTAATATAAATAAAGATGAACCATTATTAAAAACTCATATAAAGTAATAAGATGAAATTATCAGAATATGTTTTCGATTTTATAGAATCAAAAAAAATAGACACAGTTTTTACTGTCTCAGGTGGTGGATGTATGCATTTAGTTGATTCTCTTGGTAGAAATAAAGTAATAAAGTATGTTTGTAATCATCACGAACAGGCATGTGCAATGGCAGCCGAAGGTTATGCAAGAACTTCGGAAAAACCTGGTTGTATTTTAGTAACAACTGGTCCTGGAGGAACAAACTCATTAACAGGAGTTTTGTGTGCATATCAAGATTCTATTCCAATGATTGTATTATCAGGACAAGTTCCAACCGAACAGTTGTCCAATGGAACGGGATGTAGACAAATTGGACAACAAGAATTTAATATAGTAGAAACTGTAAAAACAATGACTAAATATGCAGTTGTAATTACGGATAAAAACACAATTAAGTATGAATTAGAAAAAGCATATCATATTGCAACATCTGGTAGACCAGGTCCTGTATGGGTTGATATACCGTTAGACATACAGGCATCAGAAATAGAACCTTCAGAATTGAGTGGATTTTATTTAAAAGTAATTCCAAATAATAATTTACAAAAGTTTGAAGAATTAAAGTTACTATTAAATAAAAGTAAAAAGCCAGTTATAGTTGTTGGTGGTGGGATAAGATCTTCATTAACAGTAAATCAATTCAAAAAATTTATAGATGAATTGCAAATACCAGTTATGACTGGACCACATTCTGCAGTTGATGTTGTTAATACTGATTACAAATACTATGCTGGTAGATTTGGTTTATTAGGACAATACACATCAAACTCACTAATACAAGAAAGTGATTTGGTTATTTCATTGGGTTCTAGATTAAATCCAAAAATGATAGGTTATGATCAAAATAAATTTGCACCAAATGCAAAAAAGTTTTTGGTAGATGTTGATATAAATGAAATGAACAAATTAAAGTTTAATTCAAAAGTTCAATGGGAAATAGATTTGAAAGATTTTTTTGAAATTGTTTTAGGTAATATATCGAAACCAGACATAGAAACCTGGAGAGATTATGTAGTTAATCATAGATCAAAAGAAAAACTTGTGTTGGAAAAACATAAAACATTAACCGATTATGTTAGCACATATGTATTTGCAAAAGAACTAGAAAAATATTTATCCGATGATTCTATAATAGTTACAAGTGATGGAACTGCCCATGTTGTTCCATTGAAAACTATCAACTTAAAATCTAATCAGAGATTATTTAGTAATGAAGGAACCGCTCCTATGGGATATGGTTTACCAGCGGCAATTGGAGCACATTATGGATCTAATAAACCAATAATTTGTATTGAAGGTGATGGTAGTATTATGATGAATCTTCAAGAACTTGAAACTGTCCGTCATAATAAAATACCATTAATATTATTCATAATAAATAATGATGGTTACTTGTCAATAAAACTAACACAAAATTCTTTCTTTAAAGGAAATTTAGTTGCATCGGAAAAATCATCGGGGGTGTCCATTCCAAAATTTAGTTCAATTGCAGATGTATTCGGTTTTAAATATTTTTCAATAAATAATAATAATGAAGTAAATGATGTGTTAAATAAAGTATTTAATGAAAATTATTTGTTTCCGATTATAGTTGAAGTTTTTTCTGATCCAAATGAACAACACGAACCAAAAGTTCTTGCAAGAGGAATAGATAATAGTGGTAAAATAATACCAGGCGAATTAACAAACATGAATATAAATATTTTTGTGGAGAAGTAATCATGGAATTTAAACAAGTTAATAGTGAAGAACCGGACAAGCATTGGGAATTTGTTTCTGTTGTAGATAAGAGAGTTTTAGATTTAGGATAATGGAGGCGGAACAATTTCAAACATAAACGAATATAATTTTTCTATAAAAAACTTAATTGGGTCAATTTTAAAAAAATTTGTAATGCAATATAAAAAATATATATTAATATCAAAGAATCTACTCATATAGGAATGACAAAATATATAGATAAATATTTATGAAAATTTTAGTCACGGGTTCAAATGGATATATCGCAAAATCAATTATCAATACGTTTAGTAATAAATATGATATAATTAGTTTATCTAGACATGATGCGGATTTAACAATTTCAAATGAAGTAAATAACTTTTTCAAAAAACATAATTTTTTTGATGTAATAATTCATACCGCAATTGTTGGTGGAAACAGATTAATACCAGAAACTGATGTTGTCATTGATAAAAATTTAAAAATGTATTATAATTTATTAGAACATCAAGATAAATATAATAAATTTATATCATTTGGTTCTGGTGCAGAATTATATCAAACTAATACTCCATACGGTTTAAGTAAAAAAGTAATACATGAATCAATGTTGGGAAAACAAAATTTTTATAACATTAGAATCTTTGGTCTATTTGATGAAAACGAACTTCAAACTAGATTTATAAAATCAAATATAATAAGATATATAAAAAAAGAACCCATTCAAATTTATGAAAATAAACTGATGGATTTCTTTTATATGAAAGATTTTTTATCAATTATAGATTATTATTTAAATAATAATATATTAAAAAAAGTTGTAAATTGTTCATATAAAGAAAAATACAATTTGTTAGAAATTGCCAATATAATTAATAATTTAGAGAAATATAAAGTAGATATAATTGATTCAAATATTAAATCAAACGATTATATAGGAGAATATAACTGTGATATTCCATATATCGGATTATTACAAGGAATCAAAAATGTATACAAAAAGGTAAAATAATGAACACAAATTTAACATTTTGCATAAATACCGCAAAAAACGAAATAAATCACATCAAATTATTATTTAAATCGTTAGAAATAAATCTTTCAAGAAAAGATTATGATATTATTGTATTCATTGACAGCGATAACCAAAATACTACAGAATGGTTATTAACACAAAAATCAATATTTAAAAATTTAAAAATAATTAAAAATCCCAATCCGATTCCAATTGGATATCAGAGAAATATCAATCTAATGTTTGAAATGTCAAAGACGGATATAGTCTCTTATATCCAATCCGATATGGTTATTTCAAAAAATTATGATTTAGATGTATTAAAAAATTTAACAGAGAATACTATTATCTCCAGTACAAGAATAGAACCTCCTTTACATCCTCGATCACCGGAGAAAATCACATATGATTTTGGATTAGAACCAACCAAATTTAATTTTGAATCGTTTCAAATGTTCGCATCACAACAAAAACAAAATAAATTAACAGATTATTGGTTTGCACCATTTACATTATATAGAAAAGTATGGAACGAAATTGGTGGACACGATACAATATTTAGACGTGCAAGAGAAGATTCAGATGTGCTCTATAGACTCTGTATGAAGGGTATACAATTTAAACAAGATTGGAATGCAATTGTATATCATTTTACATGTACTTCTTCCAGAGGTAACGAATGGTGGAAACAAGAAAACCAAGAAAGAACACGATTGCAGACTATCGCGGATCAAATAGAAATGATGCGATTTTTAAGAAAATGGGGAAAATTTAAACACGATACTAAACAAAATAAAGAAGATTTTAAATATAACATTTCTATAAATTTTAAAAATTCATTAAACAACGAAAAATTTATATTTGAAAATTATTATTTATTTAATAAAATAAGTATTGATAATGAACACTCATATAATTTATTAAAACATAATTATGATAAACAACATGATGTTGCAAATAAATTATTAAATATATCAGATGAAATATGGCAAAAAACAAAATCTTCATATAGAACTATAGAATTTGAAGATATATTCTCTATGTCGCCAATAGAAGACGATGTTGTTATTACTTTGGATTTAAATCATATTAATCAAAAAATCGTGGAATATCTTCACAAAATGCAAGAAATTATAAAATATTCATTAAATGAAAATGATAATGGAGAATTTGATTTAGAAAATAATATGAATATAAAAGTAAATAAATTGACAAATAGAATTTATGAAAATATAGTTGTAAAAAATCCACCTCTAACATTACCAATAGAATACTTATGATAATAACATTTATAATATTTATTAATATAATATGGTTTGAAACAGAAGCATTTGTTGAATATATTAAATTATTCAAACTCAATTGGTTCAAAGTTAACGAATATTTGACAACAAAAGAATCAAATTTTGAATTAACATATCATTCATATTTATTACAATATCACAGAAACTTTTTTACAAAATTAATAACATGTCCAATATGTCTTACAACCTGGTTAAGTATTATATCAAGTCTATTATTTACAAAATCTATATTCGATTTTTCAATTATATTCGTGTTATCAATACTTGGTTATAATATTTATAAAAAACTATCAACATGATTATAACCAATATTACAGAATTCTTTTACTTCCTAAATAACAATGGATTACAAGGTCTAAATCCTGTATTTGGTAGATTTGTTACATGCGTAAATGAATTCAATGGAACTTGCAACTGTCAAGCTGCTCAAAAAACAAAAAAATTGAATCAGTGTCAACAATTATATACAGAATGTGCAAATATGTTGTCAATATTCAAACCTACTTTGTTCTCTAAGTTTCCAAGTGAATCATTTATTGAATTAAGAAACAATTCTGTAGTATTAAATACTATTGTGAGATAATACTCCGATATCATATAATACTTTAGTTACATTATCTCTAATGTATGGACATTCTATTATAGTTTCCTTAGTGGGATATTTATCGGAATAATCCTCCCATTCAAAACTATAATCAGCTCTATTTTTTACCTTTGGATTGTTTATAGCTTCATGTTCGTTCGGTGGAACATCATATATCTTCTTCTTTCTCTTTGAAGAAGTATCATACTTAAATCTAGTTATATGAACTAATTTTCCACATTGTTTATATTGTAACCATGAACATTCATCCTCTACATAAAAATCATATCGTATATCAGTAATAAAAATCACATCCGCTTTGCTTTTACCAATACGTTGTTCCATCTTTTGTGTCCAATACTTACCCTCACTAATCTTTCTCATTACATCGCCATATGCAACGAGCAATGGACGAATAATAGTCTTCTCTCCGGTGTTTTCTGTAAAGACATCAATGCCTGTCTTTTTGTATATCAATTGTTTTAAGTCATTCTTTAATTCATAAGCAAGAGCATATCTTTCAGCTTTTAAACCTTGTTCTTTTAATATATCTTGTGCTACAGTAGTAAATAAATCCTTGCCACTTCTAGCTAGTCCAGATACACCAATCAATTTCATACTTCTAATAATCTTTCTATTTCTTTGTCAGTCTTTCCATACTTCTGACAAATATTATGTATATATGATATACCATTTTCGTCTCTAAACAAGATTTTACAATAGTCTTTTACTTCATCTTGTCCAATTTGGAAATATTTTGATAACAACTCCAATAGTTCACCATTAAACTTTGTTCCACTTGATTTAATCCATTTACAATATTTCTTGCCTACAGGTGTTAAATCACAACAAGCAGTGTAAAATTGTTTGTTTGGAATTAATTCAAAATATTTCGATAGATATGCTATTGTGTCAATAGACCCAATATCCATACTTAAACCAATCAACAATGTATATTTGTTAAATCCTTTCTTTTCAACTTCAGTAAGTTTATCATAATAATCAATCGTTTTAGATTCACGGATATGATTAATATAATCAAAAAGAGTCCTACTCTTCGTTAAGTTCGGATTCTTTACGCTCAATTTGTCTGAGTCGTTCTTCGATTGTTTTAGGTTTTTCTTCGGCCTTACCATTTGATTTAATTTTATTAACTCTGTTTCTGACTGCATTGATTGATAATGATAATCGTTTTTGATTATCATTCAAAATTTTTATATCATCATTTATACGTGACGTGCGATTATCTAATATATCCAATTTAGAATCGTTTATTTGAATTACATTCAATATAAAAAGTGCCAGTAATCCTATAATTACTGGCACTGTTACAGGGAATGCCGCCGACACTATACAAAGAATTATAATTAGTGTCGTTTTAACTATCATTTTCTTCTTCTAGGAAGTCTCTGACTGACTTCTTTTTTGGAAGATTAGAAGTTTCCCACTTCTTTGTTTTCTTTCCAATCTTCGGCTTCTTGTCTTTAAAAGCACGATCCGAATCACGGCGATATGTTTTTCCCATAGTTCTACTCTACTTTAGTTATTAACGACGAGAAGCAGCACGTTTGCTAGCGGTGATGATACGGGTCAAAGCATTAACTTGACGACCGTTCAATTCAATACGCTTTTCACCTTCAACGATAACCAACTTGGTTGCCTTCTTGGTGGAAGCAAACGGAACAACAACGTGAGCACGAACTCCTTGAACAGCAGTTTTAGCAAACGTAGTGCGCTTCTTAGTATTTGTAATAGTCATATTTTTTTTTCCTTTTTTTGTTTTTTTGTTTTTTTAGTTAGTAGTTTAACAACTAACACAAAATCATATTACCACGTTAATCCAAAAAGGTCAACGGTTTTATTTATTATAATTTATATGTTTTTTCAAACTGTATAATAGCATAATCCTTAGATTTAAACTCAAATTCAAAATCCACATTATCTAGATTGTTATATTCATCAGGTATGCAACGAACATAATCACCATGCGCACGTGGATTTGTATTGGTAAGGTCATTGTCACTAAAATGAAATAATGGACGATGCTTCCCCCAAGTAGACATGGCTACATTTACAGCCTCTTTCGCAGAGAACTTACCATTGTTACACCGATAATGTAAATTGTCGTAGGTAATCGGAATACCAGTTTGAGAATAAATAAGGTCATACAATTCGTCCACTTTCCAACTATTAGGTTTATCTTCGTTCTCCAAGACTAGTCTTGGCCTAACATTGTCAGGTAATGCTTTATAGACATCAATAAAACGCAATGCGGTGTCTTTTACGTTACCCTTATAACAATTCATATGAATGTTAATAGGAGCTTCGTATGAACGAGGAAGACCAAAGTAGTCCATCATTTTGCCATGCATAGCCAATTCCTCAATAGATTTTTTAACAACTGTAGAATTTGCACTAGCAGGAACCACAAATTGATCAGGATGTGTTGAACAACGAATATTGTATTTTTTAATAATATCCGCACACAAATCAAATTCTTGTTTAATTTTAGAAAAATTGTAATTGTTTTCCAATAACAAATTAGCATCTGGTAGTGTTTCCAACGGCATCATACCGCTACTAATGCGATAATTCCATCCACGTTGGCCACAAAACTCAAGAGTCTTACGAGTTACATAAACATTGTTAAGAGTTCTATCCGCAACAATACGTTCTGCACTCTTACGCTCAAGAGCAAGAAATCGGGTTTTGGTCATGGTAGAAGCCTTGATACCTTGTTCTTGCAGCTTGAGGGAAATACAACAAAGAGATTTTTTCATATTCTCAATATACAATATACATTATAATAAGTCAACTGTTATCGTCCTACTTCTTTGAAATAAACTGATTTGGCTTCTTCATATGTCATACCTATCATTTTATTATAATAAAGAATATCAGATTTTAGATTATTTTCCGATTTCAATTTCTTGTATCTTTCAATTGCTTTTGGTTTCCACCATTCCATAATACCATTTATATCTTTCTTAAATAGTTCTTTCATCTTCAATTGGTCTTCTCCGATTTTATTTTGAAGAAATTCTTTGGTATTTTCATAAAAACAACTATAATATACCCCACGTTCATATCCATGTTGATAATCAGTTGTTTTTATTCCCAATTGTTGAAATATCATACTAATAACTCGGTTCTTAGCACCTGTTACGGGTCCACTAACACCTTCTTTTTGAGTCATTGCTTCATTATATTCTTGACTCTTATTATCTTTCAACCATTGATGCCATACTTCATAAACACTATCATCTGGTTTAATCATCATTTTACCTGCACTACTACCACATTTGTGCCACCATTTAAGACTGTTATACATACTATAACTACCATATAGTGATGTTGTAGTAATACCTACAAGTGTTTGATTATATAATTGTTTCCAGAGTTCTCTAGTTTTGGAACATGTAACTAAAGCGGCTATTAATTTACCACCCAAGAAATTATAACCAAATGGTTGAGTAGACATAATACAACTTCCAATAGCACTATGTGCAAGTTTTTTATTGTCTAATCTATTTTCACTAGTCCAGCCAATATAATTATCTCTATCAGTTATGGCAATTACATCACTGGATATGCTTACCACACCCAAATAACGAGGTTCATCTACATTCCCATCAGCAATCAACAGTTTTATAAATCTACCAGGTGTCTGAGCATATTCCATCGTATGACAAAATGTTCTTAACATTAACCAATCATTATCTACTCGGGATTCAGTTACATGAACAACAGTTGGATTTATTGACTCAATTTCTTTAATAGTTAATTGTTCGTCATTAATATCAGTTGGGGTCCAAATCTTAGCTTTTGATTGAGATGACTTATTTATATAATGACTCAATCCTTGAACTTCCAACCATTTCTTATAAAAGGTCTGTTCTTCCGCAGTCATACCCCTCAAGAAATTTAAATTATTTATAAACTTTTGTTTCTCAAGGTAAAAGTCAAAATCTCCACTATCCCAAAAATCACTCATTCAGTTTTTCTTAATTCTAATTTAAATTTCATTGTGATAGTTAGTTCGTTGGCAGTGGATTTGGTTTCTTCTATTTCTTTTAGAATCCACTTTTCTTTAAAACTATCTACATAATTGTTAATCCCATTATATACTACATCTACATCTTCGTTCAACAACTTTTTGCTCGGAGTTTTTCCAGATTTAACTTCGGGTTTAGTATATGCAATAAATATTTTTTTGAGTTTGTCAAAATATAATATTACTTTGTTTCTTTTATCACTCATAGTTTCACATTTAATTTAACAATGGCGTATTTATCTTCTTCATACATATTAGAATCATACTCAAACAAAGTATCTTCTTCGATTAAAGATACATAAATTAATCTAGAATCATCAAAAGAAAAGATGCCAAATATAGTCACATAGGATATATTCGGCACCTTACTCTTATTTGTTTTTATTTTTTTAAGCATTAACAGCATGAGAAGTATTCTTCTCAGAAGTTTCCACCTTTGTGGTGTCAGTTTCGACTGCGTTAGTAGAACTAATATTCATTACATTTACAGCAGAATAACGTTCATCCAACAACACTTCATTGTTGCGAGCAAGTTCAAGTGCTTTATCCGTAACTGGTGCCATAGCGTATGCTACCTTTGGACGACCCTTACCACCATGAATGGTTCCCAAACGGCAAATATTACATTCTTCAATCGATTTGTTAAGTTTGACACGAAGGGTAATCGCCTTGATGTGGGAGTTCTTCTCCAAGAGAGATTCTACGGTAAAGAATGTATCTGCACTTGGCCAAGTAACAACCTGATTGGTCATATTCTTGCGGTCGGTCTTCTTAGTATTGTTCATATGTTTTTTCCTTTTTTATGTTTTATTTGTTTATGTTTCTGGTTAAATCCTAACCATTTTTAAAGTATATCAGACGTTATATATTATGTCAATCTTTATCTAAAAACATTTTATTGATTGTTTTGGCAATATCAAAAATGTTATCTATGTTGACATACGTAGCATGTTTACCATACATGGTCTTAAATTGTTTACGAATCTTATCAGATTCAATTGAAAGAGAAGCGAGATTATAAGTAGATTCATAGGAGTCTCTGATGAAATAACTCAAAATCTTATATCCCTTGTCACGAATTTTATTTACCTGTTGACGAGTATGTATTAAAGCATTTTCGTCTTGATAAGCAACAGAGTCACCATTAGGTTCTGAATAAGTCATGTATGGTTGTCCATCACTAAAATTCAAAAAGTAAAAATTGTCATCCGTAGATGTGGGTAGATGTTCCATGATTGCCTCATAACACAATCCTTCAGGAGTGCATCCAGCGGGAACAATATACGGAAATAGATTCTTTACCTTATTAATTTTATCAATAGAAGAGTCATAAGCAAGAACCACGTATGGCAATTGAGAATTTGTAACTCGCGTGCAACTAAAGGTTGACCTAAAACTCACACTTACTCTCAAATTATCAATCATAGAAGCGGCCTTACAAATAGCTACAACAGCAGTCATTGTGCTTGTCCACTTCTTGCCATTCATGCTAGAACTGGCATCTATACTAATGTGAATATATGATTTATTATAACGGTCTACATCGATGTTATAAAATACATTTTCATTATCAAACGACAATTCTGATAGAATACGTTTGTCAATTCTTCCGGTAGACTTACGCATATGCTTACATGTATTGATTTCATTGCGAATTTGTAGTCTACGGCCAAGAGCAGCGCCTTGAATAAATCCAAGGTTTACAGCGTCCGTCAACTCTTTTGTTGTATAAGCATTTTCTTTATAATCAAGACGGCTTAACGGGAACATTTCGCTGTTGATAAGTTCTTTGGTAAGCTTCTTAACAACAATTGAATCTACACTATAAGTTCCATCTGACTTAATATAGTTATTACCAACAACTACAAGAGTCATTCCAGACTGTTCGATAGCATCCAGAATCTTCTTTTCTTTGGCGGTAACCTTTTTCTTTTTAATATTACCGCTCAAAAAATCCCGTTGTTTATCCAAAGCCTTACGAATTTGGTTATTTTTAATCTTAGAAATGTTTTTATCTTCACCAATATTTTGTTTTACTTCTTGTTCTTTTGTAGTATCAACCTTTGTTGTATCATTGACACCAAGAATATCATCAATAGATTCAGATGATTTAGATTTGTTCGATGAATCAGAAGAACCAATTTTGGAAATAATTGCATTTTTGGATTCAGACTGGGATTTAGAATTTCCCCCATCTGATTGATTATCAGAATTATTATTTGATTTTGTAGACTGTTTAGGAGCCTCGACAATGTTCTTTAGAATAATTTCTGATATCTGATATGCTATATTCAATCGATCAGTTGTAGTCTTTAACCTATCAATATCAGATAGGTCAATAATTTTAGCAATGTCACGTAAACCTGGCAACGCTTCCAAGTCAGTATTCTTATTATTAAAATTAACAATACGAGCTTCATAACTCGCAATACTGGGAACTCTATATAGATTACTCTTTAACATCACATCAATCTTTGGACTGTTAAAATAAGTATCGTATAGTGCGGTGTAATATCCTCTATATCCAGGAGCGTTATTAAAGACATAGTTGTCAATATAGCGGTCCTCAATATAGTTCAACATGTTCTTTACAAGAGAATGAACATCTTCCTTTGTAATTTGTAAATGTTGGGCATAGTTGTATAGATCACGAGGAACTTTTTGCCAAACGGTCTTGAATATATCAAAATTGGTCAACAATACATGACTACCTTCATGTAAAGCAAGACCTACAGCGGGGTCAAAATCCTCTTTGTTAACAATATCAGAAGAAATATACACAACACTACCGTCAGTGCAATTTTCCCCAGTATCATTAAAATAGACAGGAATAGACTTGTTTGTAAGAATATGAACGAAATTGCTGATAGCTCTACGAGCCATTGCCAACTTAATCAAGTTGGTATTAATTGCCTTTTCGTTATCAACTTCTTCGAAATCAAAGTCGTCCAACCAATAATCGCTGTAGGTATTTTCCATAGTCCACTTATTTTAGAATGGAGGCTGGGTATTGTCAACCTTTAAGGGGTCATTGATTAATGTTTCTGCCGTAGCAGCAGGAATATACTTCTGAACCAATTGTTTAATATAAGTTCGTTCACTGTCAACTCCACCATCAGTCATGAAGTTGGGATAAATTGCAGTTTCAGCAATTTCGTTCAATGTAAATCCATCAAGAATAAGTTCACTCATTTCTACAGTAGAACGTGTAGGAATAAAGTTAGTAATCTTACTATCTTCACTCTTTACCTGTTCACGGGTATGATGAGCAATCTCACAAACAGCAGTAAGAATCTTTAGAGAAAGTTCATCCGTAATAGAAAACCGAGTCTTCAAATAATTAAATTCAGTTAGATTATCCATAGGAGACATTTCAATCTTGATAGGGAAACGACTCATAAGAGCACGGTCCATTACCCTAGTAGCAGTATATTCGTTACCGATATTTGCGGTTCCAATGAAACACACACCCTCAGCAACCTTTACAACATCACTCTCTATCTTTTCGTCCAATCGTAGATAACGTTGAATGTCGTCCAATACAGTCATCAATACGTTCCAAGCATCGTGATGAGCACGGCTAACTTCATCAAGAAGAATTACAGCATTTGGAGTCTTGATTGCCTTGACGAATGTAGATTCACTAAAATAAGTTCCAGATTCCTTATTGTAATGTGTATTTCCAATAAGAGATGCACGTGCATCTTGCGCAGCACCAAGATTGAAATAAAAGAAAGGGCGGTCTAAAGCATTAGCTACTGTTTGAGCCGCAAGAGTCTTTCCACATCCTGTTGGTCCCACAACCAAAATGTTCTTTCCACGATAAACAGACCGAACCAAATATTTCCATTTGATATCGTCCATTATGAGACTTACCGGCTTCAACTTGGAAGCGTTATTAATTAGCGATTTCGTATTCATTGTTTTGTTTAATACTTTCTTCATTACACCCATCTTACCATGAGTTTTTATAAAGTCAAACAAAAAAACCGCCAAAATGGCGGTTTGATTTAAATTATCTATTCACCATTCAACGACAACGATGATGATAATAATGATACCTATATATTGGAGTAGGATAACCGGGATATACAATTAGTTGTGGGGAACCATAATAAACTACTGGTGCTGGTTGGACATATACAACAGGATGTGATTGAACAACCACAGGTGCTAATTGGGTGTATACAACGGGTTGTTGAACATAAACTACTTGAGTTGGAGGGTTTACAATTCTATCGATGACTTGAATAGCTGCAACGCCTGTCAATACTTTCCCTACAGTTGCCCATTCTCTATCACCTGCATAAACTGACATGTTTGATGCCAAAAGTATTGCACCAAATACTGCCATTAATTTATTTTTCATATTACTTTGTTTTTTATTTACTCCTACCTTTATAGATGGAAGGTTTTACAACAAGTTTCTTATCCTTTTGTTTAGGATACTTGTAGTTAACCTTTTCACCTTTAACGCTATGGTCGCTCTGTTTCTTTATTTTTTCAACAGATTTCATAGGTGCGGTAGGAAAATCATCTTTCTTTTCGACAGCATCATCAGTTTTTTCGTTAGTTTCTTGTGGTTTGTCGAGGTCTTTCTTACCTTCTTTGTCTTCTGAATTGGTTACACATTTGTTCCATTTTTGTTGACCAAAGTCCGCTTTCTTTTCTTTCAATGTATCGACGACGAATTTCTTCAAATCTTCAAAGGTAAGATTCAATTTCTTTGTTCTATCGGTATTATTTTTAAAATGTGTTACGGTGAAATTGTCATCTGTTATAGGTTGGATATTAAAGTGATGTGGTTTGCAGTCACATACGTTATATCTTTTGGCATCATCAAGAGAAACCTTTGCTTCTTTGTTTACACCTTTAACCACATCAGCCAATTCTTGCATCTTTGCTTCCAATGAATGTTCTTTTTCAACTTTCACAGGCTTCAATGATTCTTTTACTATACCACGTATAGCTTTTTCTAATTTTAGTTCCGCTACACATTCACCGATAAGTTTCTTTAATTCGTTTCTGGTCATATATATGAAAATGGTTGTATATAAATATCATTAAAAATACAAATTATCATTGTTATTTTTTACAGTTATTTCTGTTATTTGATCTATATGATTATTTATCTTAGGTGGAGTCAACACTTTATGCTTAAGTGATTTAGCAAGTTTTTTGTTTTCTATCTTGTTAGTTATAAACTTTATATATCTATGTTTACCGCTTTCCTTTTTACGCCAAAAGGTTCTTCCTATCTTCTTCTTTAATATATCCACACTGTGACTTCCCCACTTAGAATACACAGTTCTACTATGTATCCAATCATAATTTGGTGGACCAGATAGACTTACACTGTAGTTAGGCATTAATGCCACACTTACATAATTGTCTCCCTGATATAAAAAGCCAGTAGCTTGATAGATTTTACCAGTATGTCCAGCCTCACTATCCGCGTAACTGAGAATGCATTTAATTTGTGGATAATCTTTGTTTAGGTGTCTAAACGATTCTGCGATACAATAACTTTCTATATTCTTACCATATCCATCCTCAATCCACAGACGGGTTAATTCAAACACATTATTGTTATTAAGTAATGGACTAACACTGGTGCTAGCATTCCTACCAACAGCTTGTCCATATACTAATACACCAATTAATTTACTATTATACCCACCAAAAAATGTGCTTTCTATGTATTGTTTATAATAAATACCATAAGCAATCCTACAAACTGTCCATTTGTGTGTATAATGGTTTTTTATTATTAAATCCTTGGCTAAATTCTTATGAATTGGTTTGAGATAAACCAATGAAGTGTCACAATAATTTTCGTTTGTCATATAACCAAATAAAAAACAATATAAAGCAGTTCAATATTATTGAACCTATACTGTTAATATACACCCACAATCCAGAGTGTGTCAAGTATGCATAACATAAAACACATATCTGTCCCATGTTATTTAACCAAAACGCAGGTCCACTTACTGCTTTGCTATCTTTTTCGGATATTAACTTTCCTAATTGAAAACACGGCCCTAGTAAAAATAAGACAGTAAATGCAATACCCAAAACCATTTTTAATGTCATTATTTAATTTTTACAGCTTTTTTATTTATTAAACTTTTTATAACTTCGTTTGCAGATTCTAATTTTGATTCGAGTTTATCAAGTTCTGTCTTTAAAGTTTTATTTTCTTCTTTGTATGTATCTAATTGTTTCTTATAACCGTCTAATTCTTTTCGTAGAATTTCTCTGTCTTTTCTACATTCATCTAATTCTTGTTTTAATTCGTTTTTAAGCTGACTGCTTAATTTGTTAAATTCCGTTTTTACCTTACCTTCACTATCAACTTGTAATTTTTTAATTGCTAATGTGTAAGATACAATTGCCGATATTACAGCAGGTAAAATTCCGATAAGTGCTAAAGTAGTTGGTTCGTTCATATTGTTATTATAAATATAGATATTTTTTATAAAATTACAATTTAAAATCATCAAAAGCGTTTTCAGTAATAGTATTATCCACACCTTTTACATAACTACTTAATTCAGTTTCTTGGGGAGCTACTTGTAGTTTTTTACTATCATAATAACTATCCAACCAACCTGCCAAGGGATTTGACTTGGTATTAGGATACAATTTCTTAAATCCCAAACTAGTTAATCTATTATTAGCTAACCACTCAATATAATTCTTGAGACTTTCAGAAGTTAATCCAATTAAATTACCTTTACTAAATAGATAATCCGCCCAATCTTTTTCTGCATTAACTGCGATTTCATAAGCCGCATATATTTTATCTTCATTTTTCTTAATAATATCTTGGAATCCTTCATCTGGATTATTAATCCAGTTCTTCATAATATTTAATGTAATAGCTACATGTAGATTTTCATCTCTACTAATAAATTTAATAATTTTACTATTTCCCTCCATTTTTCCACGATAACCAAAATAAAAACTACAAGCAAATGATACATAAAATATCAATCCTTCAGTAATTTGAGTAGCCAATACTGTATCAAATAATTGTTGTTTTACATCATTTGTTTGTGTTAGTAATTCATCATATTTCTTACTAATAGCATTAGCTCTCTTAACAATTTCTTGATCGTTTAAGATACTATCAAAGAACTTAGTGGCATCTGGATAAACATTATTCAAAATATAGGTATAACTATTACTATGAATGGTTTCAAAGAAACTCCATGTATTCATGCAAATCTCAAGTTCGCTATTTGTTACATGTTTCATCAATTGATGAATACTACGGCTCAACATACTATCAGTCATAGTCTGAAACTTTAGATTACTATCAAATACAAATCGTTCTTCGTAAGATAGATTTTTATAATCGCTAATATCTTTGATGAGTGAAACCTCTTGTGGTCTCCAGAAAAAATTTAATTGTTGATCATATAAATCATAAAATTTAGGATATTTAATTAAATCATATCTTTGCAGAGAAAGAGGTTCTCCCAAAAACATTGGATTTTTTAATTGGTCTATATTTTTTTTATTTAATACGGTTTTCATATTTTTGTATTATAAAGCACAGGCGCCACTTTCACAACCAGATTCTTCAATAATTTGTTTTTGTTGAACATTTTTTTCATCCATTATGGTTTGTTTATCACCGTCATCTGTATTAGCATAATATAAATTTTTGATGCCATATTTATAAGCTGTCAAAATATCTTTAATAACTTCTTGAATGGGAACTTTATTACTAGGATATCTTGAGGGAACATAATAAGTATTTGTGCTTATGCTCATATCTGTAAACTTTTGAATAGCCGCAGCTACTTTCAAATAACCTTCGTTATTTGGCATGTCAAAAGCAAAAGTGTAATCATCTTTATACTTATCAATTCCTGGAATTACCACAGGTAATATACTAGCTTTGCTGCCTTTGTAACTGATTGCACTACGTGGAGGTTCGATGCCATTAGTGCTACTTTGAATAACGCTACTAGATTCTACAGGCATACAAGCTGTTAAGGTAGAGTGTCTCATACCGTGATTCTTAATTTGTTCACGAAGAGTTTCCCAGTCACAGTGTAATTTTTCTGTAATAAACTCGTCGATGTCTCTCTTATAAGTATCAATTGGAAGAATACCTTGACTAAATTTTGTTCTATCAAATTTTTCACACTTACCAAATTCCTTAGCCATTTCTACACTCGCCTTAATTAGATAATAACTAGTCTTTTCCATCCATTGTGCGACGAAGTTAGGAGCTTTGGTATCCCAATACTTCAATCCTTCTTTAGCCAATAGAGCAGCCAAATTACTTACACCCACACCAAGGCTACGACGTTTCTTAGCAAAGTTTTCAGCAGCAGGTACAAAGTAATCTTGATGTTCAATCAAAGAATCTAACATTCTGACAATAACATCACATACACTTTCCATTTCATTATCATCCTTGATTTCCAACCAATTTACAGCAGCCAAAATACAAACACCGATTTCTCCATCTTTATCATTAACATCCTTAATAGGAATTAAGGGATGATTTACTTCAAGACATAGATTACTTGTATCAACTTGGTCTAACCAACTACCATGTTCATTTGCATGATCGACATGCATCGTATAAATACGTCCAGTTTCAAGACGTTCTTTTGCTAGTAATCCCATCAATTCTCTTGCGGAAATCTTCTTTTTAAATTTAATGTTCTTGTTGACTTCTGCTTTCTCATAAGCTTCTCTAAATCCTTCCATACCAAATTTGTTCCACAATGAAGCACATTCATGGTAACTAAACAATGTTATATCTTGATTCTTTAAGAACCGTTCAAAGATTAGTTTATCTAAACCAATACAATAGTCTAGTTTACGAACGCGGTTATCATCAGTCCCTTGATTGTTCTTCAATACAAGAATATCAAGAATATCGTAATGAAACCATGCAAAGTTTACGGTAGCACTACCGCCTCTAATACCGTTTTGATGACAACTCTTTACAGTAGACTCAAATGCCTTGCTAAAAGGAATTGGTCCAGTATGAATTACTTCACCATTACGAATAGGAGCATTTGTAGCACGTAGTCTTGATAGATTTAATCCAATACCATAACGACTAGCGGTAGCAAATCCAACTGCACTATTATTAGCAAAAATACTCTTTAGTGTATCGTCTACTGTGAACAGTGAACAACTAGCATAACTCTTCATTACAGTTCTTACACCCGCCATAATTGGAGTGGGGAGATTAATCTTATGTTTACTAAAATAGTTATATGCCTTTTTGATATATTCCAATCTATATTCTTTATAATCTTTAAAAAACGTCATCGCAATCAACATATAAGCAAATTGCGGAGTCTCATAAATTTTTTTAATAGACCTATTTTGGACTAAATATTTATCGCATAGTTGTTTAACACCGGCATATGTAAAATTGAAATCACGATCGTGTTTTAAAAATTCATCAATTTTATCAAACTCTTGTTTGGTATACCAGTTCATGATATTTCCATCATATACTAAATTAGCAACGTTGTCTTTTACAATATCATATAACTTTGGTGGATTCTTTCCTCCCCAAACTTGTTTTCTTAGTTGATAATTAAGTAATCTAGAAGCAACATATTGATAGTTCGGTTTATCTTCGTTGATTAGATTTGCGGCAGATTCAATTAACAATTTGTGAACATCAGATGTAGACATTCCGTCAAAAAATGAAAGATGTGCATTCATTGCGACTTCTTCAAAACTAACACCTTTGATATCTTCTGTTGCCCACTGTAAAACTTTGTTTATTTTATCTGCACTAAACTTTTCTACTTTCCCGTTACGTTTTTTAATATAAATTTCTTTGTTCATAAAACTTCAAAATAGGTAATACATAATTATAGACGAAGATAAAAATAAAACTAAAAAATAATTTCAAAAATTTTAATTTTTTCTAGCTTTTTTATTTCTTATCTGATATACTAATTAATCGGTGTCCTCATCACTCATATGAGCGTTCCATTTACCTGACATCATTTTCTTGACTAGATTTTCGCCTTGGTTCATCTCATTAATAATACCAACACCTTCTCTGCTATTTTCAGAAAAAATCTGGATATCACCACAACCAGCATTCATTCTACTTGGAAATGTAATACCATCAGGTCCAAATCGATTCTTTATGATATGAAATCGTGCGGTGTTACTAACTTTATCGTTAACTTTACGACTTAGTGACATAACAAAGTCTGCGGTCATAATTTTTCTATAACTATCCGAGATATTATTTGCTTGGATAATATCCTCATCCATTGCCGCTCTATTACTTTGACTCGCTGTCCAAATTGGAACCTGAAGTTCGCCGGCAACACCACGAAGTTCTTCATATATACCACCAGCTTCACTATAACTGTTACTATTACGTTCACTTTGTGTTGGACGTAGAATATCAGCATAATCGACTACAATCATATCTACTTTCGTTCCCAAGGTTTGAATACGTTCTGCGTGAAGTTTCAAACTATGAGCGGACACAGTTTTGATAGGGAAATACTTAATGATAAGTTTACCAGGAACTTCAGAAATCTTTTTCTTTACAGTATCAATGTTGTTACGAATGTTCTGGAAATCAATACCAGTAAAACACGCGTCATACCTTAACCCGACATAATTTTCATTTAACTCAAGAGTATAATGTAATACATTTTTTCCTTGTCTCATTGCTTCAGCACCAATTTTACTCAATACCCAACTCTTACCACTACCTGCACAAGCTGTAACAATACCAAGTTCGCCACCGGCTAATCCGCCGTCCAAAATAGTATCAACTTCAACCCAATTAGTTTTGATTGTTTTACGAGCCATCATGCTCATACGTTTTTCGATATCAACGTCGTATTCATGACCAATATTACGTTCCATACCAGCTTTCATTGCAATATCTACAACGTGCTTAATTTTATCATATTGACCGTTTTTCAAATGATCAACACTTTCCATGATAGCGTTCTTTAACTTCTGATTCTTACAGAATTCAAGAAACTGCTCTTTAATAAATTTCAAATCACTATCTGTGATTTTTTGGTAAACCAAACGTAATTGGTCTACTACTGTTTTCTTTAACAGTTCATTTTCAATACTATCAACCTTTACCTTAAAGACGGCGAGTGTAGGCAGTTCCTTGTAATGTAGAAAATAAGTTATTGTTTCTTTAACAATAAATTGATGTGCATCTGTCTCGAAAGATTGCGGTTCAATAATATCGCTGATTCGTTCAATAAATGTTTTGTCACTTACAAGTGCTGAAATGCACTTGGTTTGAAACTCAGTTCCAAACTTCTTTAGATTGTCTATAATATATGTTTCGCTCATAATGTTTTATACATACCTTCTGAGTATAATACTACACCCCAATCAGTTTTATAGAAAGATATTTTACGATACAAACGAATTTACTTTACCAAATACTTCTTGTAACCAAATCATACTATTTGGAAAGTTATTCTGCATATTATCTTCTAACAACAACTTGCTAAAGTTGTATCTATCAAGTTTAGTCAGTGATTTCTCAAGAATTTCATTGATTCGGAGTTGACTAAATGTCTGTATCTGTGTGTCTTGTAATTGCATTAATTGCCAATTACGTTCCATGATATTTTTATTATCTAATATTGTGTTATATAATTTATACTTTCCCTTGTGGGTATCACTATAATTATATATTTCCTGCAAACCATATTGTTTCTCCTCAGTGAAAATAGGAAAACATTTGATAATGGTCTTTAATCCAGCACCATTTATACCATCAATATTATCGCTGTTATCGCCTTCCATAATACGATAATTAAGGAAGTTACTACAACTAACACCATATTCAGTTAGTATTTCAGCACAACCATATAATTTCTTTTTAGTAGGACTCCATATTTTAACTCTATTATTTGCAAGTTGTAGAAAATCTTTATCCGCACTCATAATAGTCACATTACTATTTTTGAAATATTGCGTAGCAAGATATGCAATAGCATCATCCGCTTCAATATGGTCAATTGCCATTGTTGTAACAGGCAATGTATTCAAATATTTTACAGTCTTAATTAACTGTATCTTTAGATTCTTTTCTTCTGAATCTGGGTTGCTTAAGTCTTCGTAAGTTCTATTTAGTCTTACTTTTGTTTTTCTACCACTCTTATATTGTGGATATATTTTACGACGTTTCATCGACCCACCATTACCATCAGATACGATAATTATTCTTGTTGGATTCAACAATTTAACCGCATATCCAATACTCTTTAAACACCCAGCAATACCACCTGTGTGGTTCCCGTTTGCGTTTAATGATGGACTTGCCATAAACGCTCTTAGAAAAGTATTCATGAAGTCTACAATAAGAACGTCCGAATTGAGGGTCCGATTAAGACCCTCAACCCGGTCAGTTGGTTTAATTTGATTGAACAAACTAAACAACTTTTTCTTTTCACTATCAGTCAGATTGCTCATTCTTCGTTACCAGCGGTTTCTTCGTCAGTATCAACTACGGCATCATCAACAATTTGACTGTTGGGGTCTTTGTATTTCATAATAACAGAGTCACAAATCTTCAAATAAACTTCTTCTTTGAGAGATGAATCACTCTGCATTGTTTCAACAAAGTCTTTGGATTGGAACTTCCATTCGTTTCCGTCATCCTTTTTATAGGTATAATAAGCGCCACCTTGTTTAACAATGTTGTTTTCTTTCAATACTTTAATCCAGCTACTATAATCAGCAATACCACTATCAAAGTAGATATCGAATGATGCTTGACGTTGTGGTGGACCCATTCTGTTTTTAACAACTACTGCTTTACACTCATTACCGATGATTGTTTCACCTTTCTTGAGTTTACCAGTATTGGTCAAACGAACACGAACACTACAATGATAAGCAAGTGCCTTACCACCACTTACTACATACTTATCACCGAATGCCATAGCATTTAGATTCTGACGCAGTTGGTTAGTAAATACAGTAAGAACCTTCTGACGACCAATCATGTTGGTAATCTTACGCATTGCTTTACTGATAATAATACTCTTTCCCGTTGCAAATCCATCCTTACCGTGATCACTCTCCAATTCTGCCTTTGTAGAAGCAGCGGCTACAGAATCAACAATAATTGTAAGAATACGATCTTTGTTAGACTTTCTTACTACACCAATCATTTGTTCCATCTTTTCAAAAATAACTTCTACAGTATCAGTTTGAACATATAGAAGATTCTTTAAATCTACACCAAGACTTTTCCAGAATCCTGGAGCAGCGGCGTTTTCGGTATCTAATACAACTGCGATACCACCTTTACGTTGAGTTTCTGCACAAATATGTGCGGATATTAGACTTTTACCAGTTCCTTCCAATCCGTTTAATTCGACCATTTTACCAACAGGCAATCCGCCGTGGGAACGGTTACTAATTGCCAAATCAAGAATGGATGAACCTGTGCTAATCCAATCACTAATTTCGGCGGGATTTTCTTGTTCGTCCAAGAAATAAGCAATCTTTCCACCGTCTTTGTTTGCTTTATTTAATTCATTCGCCAACATTTCGACCAATTCGTCTCTTTGCGAACAATCATTCTGCGTAACATGTGTTTTCTTTTTCATAAAAATAGGAAATTAAAAGGGTAATAGTAATATATACCATTACCCCATATCAAACCAGTTATTTTAACTGTTAAACAAATTATCAAAAGCCTTTGTGAGGTCTTCAGTATTTGATTTGCTTGCGGAAGCCGATGGTGATTTATTTGAAGTTGATGCTACTGGAGCAACAGCATCTACATCTCCATCATCATCTGATACCGCATTCACACTTGGTTCAGACGTGGTTTCTGGATTTAACCAAGCATCCATTACTGCCTTGAGTTGGTCATAACTCAATTCTGGAAACAAGTCAAGAATGTTGGTTTGTTTTCCAAGCAAATCTTTCTTTGAAACATCAATTGCGGTAGATGTGTTTGGTTTAACACGAATTGTAGTTTCTGGAAAACTCTTGCCAGATTCCTCTGCGGTTCTGAATTCCACAACAATATCACGACCATTTACAGGATCGGTAATATCACCATAATCCGCATCGCTGATAATGCTAAGAAGTTCTTGATAAACATTCTTTCCGAATCCCCAGAAACGGACACCTTGGTCTTCTTCACCACGAACAATCACAGGAACATAGGTTCTCATTTTGGGTTCCATCTTACGCCCCAACTGCCATTCTTCTTTGTTTCCGGTCTTTTTCATACGATTGGACCATTCAACGATTGGATCTGGACGGTTAAAACTATCAGGTGAAAGATAGGTTTTGTTATTGATATTATAGTGAAACTTTAACTCAATAAACGGATTCTCAGGAGCATACTTGTAGGGAACAATACGAACAACCTGTTTTCCAGGATTTGGTTTCCAAATCAAGTTAGATTTTTGATTTGTGTTTGTTAAAGAATTCAAACGATTCTTAATTTTAGATAGGTCTAATGCCATAATTATTTAATAGTTAATTGTTAAGTGTTAATTAATTAATCGATAAGTCCACACAGACTTTACTTCATAACTAATACACGAATAACTATAAACCGAAATGGCAAAACACTCAACTTATTATATCGAAAAGTTTTATCGGAATTATTCTAACCGAAATCTCACTAGTTAAAATAAGGCAGTTGCTATAAAGTTCCCAATTTAATTGAAATTTGTTATTAAATACCCCATTATTTTCTTCAGCTATTAACTTATTCATAGCATTCAACGTATAAAGAGTATTGGTTTGTTTTTTTCTATGAAGTCCAATAGTATTTGGAAACTTTGGAAAGTGAGAACTATCTTCTACATCTATATTATAAGTGATGTATATATTTTTAGGAAGTTTTACTCCGTTAAATAAAAATAGTTTATTATTTACGGTATAAAATTGTCTAATTTGGGCAATTAGATTTTTGTATTCTTCAACGGTTGAGAAAGTACAAAGTAGTTGTTTTTTCATCTTCTTGGACGTATAATTATTTTACCCAAGTCTTCAACATATCTAGCGACTCCAACTTCAATTCCTTCCGTTGTATACCACATCAATCCTTTTCTATAAAAACCATTTGTGTTTGCTTCATCTAGTGTGTATTCGGTTGTCAATATTTTTTGAATTACTTGAGCATCAGATTGTTTTTCTTGAGAAGTTCTTAAATCTGGTTCGTTTTTATTTTTTTCTGCAGTTGTCTCCGGTGCAGGCGTATCCGGCGTTGGTTCTGTCGGAAAAGTTGGTTCAGATGTGGATTGTGCAGGTTGTTGCGGTTCGGTCTTTGGTGGGGGTTCGGTTGACGGTTGTTCTG